ATAGAGATGGACAGCAGACAAATTCTACAAAGAATATGTTCGATAGCTACTCGAATCCCACTTAAACGACTACGAAGTAAAACTCTTTCCGCAGAAGAGTGGAACTTAGTTGGTGGTTGGTGGGCAGGTCGTTTCGATGGTGGACATGAATTATTACCAGAGTTTGAGAAATCTCATGACTTTGATACATTTCATAAAAAACTTACGAAACTTCCTCTACACAAAGAAAGACAACTGGATGTAATTTATGATCCAGCTCTTACACTTTCTAAGATTCAATCAGAATTAGATAAGAAAGTTAATCAACTTGATGTAGGTGTAGTAATAGTAGACTATCTAAACCAAGTTCGCCGCCACAATGCACCCAGTCGTTCAGGACAGTATGACTGGACAGAACAGATCGAAGTAAGTAAGAAAATGAAACTATATGCTCAAGAATATGAAACTCTTTTCTTTGCACCTTATCAAACAGATGCAAGTGGAGAAGCTAGATTTGCAAAAGGTATTCTTGATGCAGCAGATGCAGCTTACGCATTAGAAACATGGGAACAACAAGACGAGTGTATGACATTTAATTGTGTCAAAATGAGAAGTAATAGAATGGAAAGTTTTACCAGTGTGGTTGACTGGGAAACTCTAAAGATTGGACCTCAAACAGCATTGAATCCTAAAGAACGAGAAGTTATAGAAAATAGTATGAAAACTGGAGAAAACGTAGATGATTTATAATAAAGTAAAGTCCGCAGCTTTTGGAGAGGGCGGCAAATGGTGGAAACTATACAGGAATAATAGATGATATTATATACAGAAGCACAACTTTTAACAGCTTACACTAGATTTATAAAAGAATTAAAATCAAGTAGTGTAAGAGTAAAACAACCAACAATAGAAGAGTTTCGATTAATATACGAAACTGAAATGGAAGAACAATATTTTGACGATATGGAGACAGATTATGACCAAAACTGAAGCAGCAGCATTAAAAGAATCAGTAATACAAGTGGCAGCTGCGCTAGTAATTAATTTTCCATTGCAAACACTTATGTTATGGCTATTAGTAGAAAAATGGAATTGGACTAGTGCCTTTCTTATTTCCGTAACAACTACAGCAGTGTTTACAATAGTAGCATTAATTAGAACATATATGATACGAATGGAAATTGAAAAAAGACGCAGACGTGGCATATGGAGAAAACAGCGTGGCAGCAGATAGAATTAGTAAAGAACTGGCAGAGAATACACCTCTGCCACCTTTCACGATTGAATATCAGAAGGTAAAATTTTTATTAAATCAACCAGCAATAGTAAAAAACATAACTAAAGTTCCTTTAAATTATGAACTTATGGAAAGTGTAGAAGAATTTGGGATTATGTCACCAATTTTAACTATGCCTAGTTATTATCCGATTGCGGGCTCTCAAAGAATAAGAGCTTTATGGGAATTAGTAAGAACTCACCCTGAAGGATATACATTTAAAGACATAAAAATAGAAGTACATAAATTCGATAAAGATTGGTGGAACTTGATGTTTTTATGGAGTGATAGAAAAGAATCAGAAAGAATGGTAGCGATATGGTTTCAAATGGCAGAGTTAGTATGGAAAAGTAGATACTATGAACATACTAAAGATCCTAAAGGAACAGATATGACACATTTTGAAAAAATCGGAGATATGTTGAAATGGCAACATAAGTCTCCACAAAGAGAAAAATTAGTAGATAAGTGACAGTAGAAGAATTATTACAGGAAAGAAAGATACAGTATAAATTGTCTCCAGCAGACTGCATTGTGTCATGTCTTAATCCTGAGCATGATGATAGTAATCCTAGTATGAGGATTGATAGAGTTACTGGAGTTTTCAACTGTTTTTCTTGTGGCTTTCGGGGCAATATATTTAATCATTATAATGCACCTTCGAATCCTTTAGATATTCGTAGAGAGAAAGTTAGAAGAAAGATCGAAGAAAAAAGAGCATCTTCTGTTGGATTGAAGATGCCAAAGAACTTTATGCCGTATGTAGGCAACTGGAGAGATATAAAACCAGAGACTTATAAAAAGTTTAGTGCGTTTTTACACCCAGACAAACCATTTACAAATAGAATTAGTTTTCCAATCAAGGACTTGACAGGAAGAATAGTAGCATTTAACTGCAGAACTCAGTCCCCCACTGAAGTTCCAAAGTATTTAATCCATCCCCCTAAAGCAGTGCTACCTCTATTCCCTGCTCAAGTCCGCCCCGTCAAAGGGAGAGTTATACTTGTAGAAGGTATATTTGATGTATTAAATCTACATGATAAAGGATTGGAAAATAGTATATGTTGTTTCGGTACACGTAATATAGATGTAGAGAAACTAAAATTATTAAAAATGCAGGGGATATCTGGTATAGACTTGCTTTTTGATCCAGATCAAGCTGGACAAGAAGCGGCAGTTAAAGTACAAGAAATGTGTGATATTGCCGAGATACTACACAAAAACATAAAAATACCAATAGCATTAGGGGATGCAGGATCATTAACAAAAGAAAAAGTAAAAGATTTAAAGGAGAATTTATATGGCTAAAGTAGCCTTAATTGAGAGTAAACCTAGTAGACAGGATTATGTAAAGTTATTTAACAATGAGTTTAATTTTGATAGATTTGCACTTTGCTCAGACCCAACAATAAAAAAAGTATTAAAACGAGATTGTGATATAAATATAAATATAGATAATTACGACTGGATTATACTTGTAGGATCTGAAGCATTGAAGTTCTACACAAAACAAAACTCAGTTACCGAATATAGCGGAAGAATAGTAGACGACAAATTTCTACCAGTAATTAATCCCGCTATGTTAGCTTTTAAACCAGAAGCCAAAAAAACTTGGGAAGAATCAGCAACAAATATTACAAAGTATATAAAAGGTGAATTAAAACAGGAAAAACTAGACGACAATCAATGCTACGGTATTGTAGATACAAAAGCTGCTCTTAAGTTTGTTCAAGATGCGATTGACGCACCAAGAGATTATATAGCTCTTGACTCAGAAACAACAGGATTATATCCTAGAGATGGGTATATGTTAGGTATTAGTATTTCTTACGAGCCTGAGCATGGTGTTTATATAAGTACAGATTGTATTGATGAGCAAGTAGAAAATAAATTACAAGAATTATTTGATAAAAAGAGAGTAGTATTTCATAATGCTAAATTTGATATAGCGTTCTTTGAATATCACTTTGGATTTAAGTTTCCAAGATTTGAAGATACTATGCTTATGCATTATATGTTTGATGAAAATCCTGGTACACACGGGTTAAAACAATTATCTCTTAAATATACTCCATATGGCGACTATGAAAAACCTATGTATGAGTGGATAGATGAGTATTGCCGTAGAAATGGAATACTTAAAGGAAGTTTTACTTGGGATATGATCCCCTTTGATATAATGAAAGGATATGCTGCTATGGATGCTGTATGTACCTTTCTTTTATTTGAGAAATTTGAAAATGCAATCGTAAAGAACGATAGATTATATGGAGTATATAAAAATATTCTTATAGCAGGAACAAGATTTTTAATAGACATTCAAGATAATGGAGTGCCTTTCGATAAAGAAAGATTACAAAAATCATCAGTGCTTATGCAAAAAGAAATCGATGAAGCAGTAGAAAAGTTATATGAATATCCTGCAGTAAAAGAATTTGAACATTCACAAGGAAAAGATTTTAATCCAAACAGTACAATGCAACTTCGTGCCTTACTGTTTGATTTTCTAGGACTCAAACCTACAGGAAAGAAAACAGGAACAGGAGCAGAAAGTACAGACGCTGAAGTTCTCAAAGAATTAGCAGAAGAACATGAAGTACCACAGCTTGTTCTTGATATAAGACAAAAAGTAAAAATTAAAACTACATATCTTGATAAGATCTATCCACAGTTAGATAAAGATAGTAGACTAAGAACAGGATTTAACTTACACGGTACAACCTCAGGAAGATTATCTTCTAGTGGTAAAATGAATATGCAACAGATACCACGAGATAATCCAATAGTAAAAGGATGTATTCGTGCCGCAGAAGGCAAAAAGATAGTAGCAATGGACTTAACAACAGCAGAGGTTTATTGTGCGGCTGTACTTGCCAATGATAAGGCACTTATGGAAGTATTTAAAAGCGGAGGAAACTTTCACAGTAATATTGCTAAGTTAGTTTTTAATCTTCCGTGTGAAGTAGAAGAAGTAGCAGAATTATATGGAACACAAAGGCAAATGGCTAAGGCTGTAACCTTTGGTATAATGTATGGAGCAGGCCCGAAAAAAATTAGTGAACAAGTAACTAAAGATTCAGGAAAATATTTTAGTACTAGTGAGGCATCAGAAGTTATTAAAGATTACTTTAGACAATTCTCAGGACTAAAGAACTGGCTTGATAATCAGAAAAAATTTATTCAAGACAATGGATTTATATATTCTCATTTCGGAAGAAAGAGAAGATTACCAAATGTATTTTCAGAAGATAAAGGAATTGCGTCACATGAAGTAAGATCAGGAATTAACTTTCTTGTGCAATCAATTGCTTCAGATATAAATTTAGTAGGCGCAATAGAAGCTCATCAAGAATTAAAACTAAAAGGGTATGAAGATAAAATGAGAATATTTGCTCTAGTTCATGACTCAATTCTTGCAGAAGTTGATGATGATTGCATAGATGAATATAAAGAAATTTTATTAAGAAATGTTCAAAAAGATAGAGGAATGTCTATTCTAGACTGTCCAATTGGATGTGATTTTGAAATTGGACAAGATTATTCAATGGGGAAATTTGCTGAAAAATATGAAGCTATCTGATATAGTGTTTCCAATATATGTTGTTCATACCGACGAAGTAATATATCGTGATGGAATATTATGGTGTGAAGGACAAGTTATAGATGACAAAAATACACTAGGAGAAACACTTGGGCAAAGAAGGTTACAAACACCTTTAAAAAATTTGTATGATTTAAAGTATAAACTAGATGACTTTGGAGCAATGATAAAACATAGAGGTAGATTTTATGTGGATTCAAACGGTAAGTTTTTTATGTATGAGAAAAGTAAAACAGCAAAACTCATGTATCACAAAATAAATAAAGTAGAAAAGAAAGATTTAGCAACACTTGTATGGATAAATAAAATACCTTTTCCGTTTGAAGTACCAAGACCTCCTGCAAATACTCACTTTTATGCAGGAGTATTATATATAGATTCGCAACCATCTTTTTTGTATGAAACATGCGAAACAATGAAAAAGATAACATGGAGAAAAGTATGAAAAAAGATTTACAAATTATAAATTTAGCACCAGTAAGTCCATCTGTAATAGAAAAATTAGTAGAAATGCATCCAATGAAAACTATTATATATGCAACTATAGTTCAAGTAGTAGTTTTCTTTAGTATGCTAGGAGCGTTTAAGCTTATAGAGGTATTTATAACATGATAGAAAAAGAAAAAGAAGAATTAACAGAACCTACAAATCCGAATGATGTGCCTGGAACTTACTACAGATCAGATCCTAGATTTGATAAGGAAGATGGTCAAGAAGGATATGATGAGGAACTTGACTAAATGAGATCAATAATAAAAACACCATTTTATTATTGGAAGGAAGAACTGAGTCCAACTCTTTGTAAAGCTATTATTGAAGAGGGCAAGAAATTAGAACTTATTGATGCAAGTATACATACTGATAAAACAGTTGATACTCAATACAGAGTTGGACAAACAGGCTTCTTCCCAAAAGGCGGATGGGTAGAAAGTATAGTCGCTACTTATGTTCAAAAAGCAAATCATTTTGCAGGATGGAATTTTATTTTAGAAGGTGCAGAAAAAGTACAGTTTGGAATCTACAATAAAGATGCTTATTATAAATGGCATAGAGATTGTAGTATTTCTGGAGATTTATATAGAAAACTCTCAATTACAATTCAACTTTCTAACCCAAAGGACTATGAAGGGGGTAAATTTGAAATAAAGAATTTTTGGAACACACATGAATTGCCCCTTGAAGAAGATGTGCATAAGCAAGGAACAATAATAGTATTTCCTTCTATACTTATGCATCAAGTAACAAAAGTAACAAGAGGAACACGATATTCATTAGTACAATGGTACAATGGACCAGATTTTATATGAGAAAAGAAGAACTAATAGAACTTATGAATGGGTTACACCCAGAAG